CGCTCGAGTCTGGCTTCGTCGAGGGCCGGCTCTACAACGACGTCGACCGGGCGGTGGCCGTTCCATCCGGCGAGTTCTGGCTCATCCACAAGTCGGGCAGCTTCCTGAAGTTCACAAACGACGGCAACGTGTCGATCCGCTCGCAGGCCGACCTGGTGGCGACCGTGGGCGGGAACCTGAATGCGACGGTGACAGGCAATGTCTCGGCCACCGTCTCGGGCAACGTCACCGCCAGCGTGACGGGCAGCGTGACGGCGACGGCCGCCTCGGCCACTGTCAATGCGCCGACCACGGTCAATGGCAACACCACGGTCAATGGCAACCTGGCGGTCAACGGCACGACCACGCTCAAGGGACCGATCACGCAGGCCGCCGGCGGCACCGGCACGGCGGCATCTCTCATCGGCCCGCTGACTGTCACCAACGACGTCACCGGCGGCGGCAAGAGCCTTCAAACGCATGTGCATGGTGGCGTCACGACCGGCACGGGCAACACGGGAGCACCGGTGTGATCAGCGACCTGAACCATCTTTGGGGCGGCGACCTGGGAAGCAGCCCCAGCGGCGACATCGCGCTCTCCAGCGGCACGCAGCGCGGCCAGCAGCGCGTGCTGCGGCGGCTGCTCACCAACCCGGGCGACTACGTATTCCAACCGAGCTACGGCGCCGGCCTGCCGCAGTACGTCGGCCAGCTGCTCGATGTCGGCAAGGTGGTCGCCCTGATCCGCTCGCAAATCCTGCTGGAAGACAGCGTGGCCAAGACGCCGCCGCCGCAGATCAACGTGCGGCAGACACCCACCGACCTCACCGGCTTCGCAGTGACCATCGGCTACACCGATGCGCTCACCAAGAAGGCCACGGTTCTCAGCTTCAACGTGTCCCAGTGAGGCCCCATGGCGATCCAGACCCAGAACTTCGCGACCATCGTCGGCAACGCGGTCACCGCGATCCAGGGCGCATCGAAGCAGCTCGTCGACATGACGATCGGCTCCGTGCTGCGGGCCTTTGTGGAGGCCGTGGCGGCAATTGCGCTCTGGCTGCAGGGCATCGCGCTGCAGATTGCATCGCTGACCCGGTTTGCGACCAGCAATGGCGCCGACGCGGATAGTTGGGCGGCCGACTTCGGCTTCGCGCGCCTGGCGGCCCAGCAGGCCACCGGCCAGGTGACCTTCGCGCGCTTCACTTCGACGACCCAGGTTGTGGTGCCGCTCGCGTCTGTCGTGCAGACGGCCGATGGCTCGCAGAAGTACACGGTGATCGCCGACACGAACCAGACGGCCTACAGCGCGACGCTGGGCGGGTATGTGATGGCGGCCGGCGTCACCAGTTGCGTGGCGACCGTGAAGTCAGTCAACGCAGCGGCTGCGGCGAATGCCGCGATCGCCGCGATCAACACGCTCGGCCAGGCCATCGCGGGCGTCGACACGGTGACCAACGCGGCGGCCTTCACCACGGGTGCCGACGCCGAGACGGATGCCGCCTTCCGCTCGCGGTTCGTCGGCTACATCAACAGCCTGTCGAAAGCGACCAGGGCTGCCATCGGCAATGCCATCCTGGCCATCCAGCAGGGCATCAACTACACGCTCACCGAGGGCTATGCCTACGGCGGCGCGGCGCAGCTGGGCTACTTCTACGTGGTGGTCGATGACGGCACCGGTGCGCCGTCCGGCACCTTCCTGTCCACCGTCAGCAACGCCGTCGACGCCGTGCGGCCGGTCGGTTCGACCTTCGGCGTGTTCGCGCCTGTGCTTGTGACGGCCAACGTGGCCATGGCCACCACTACGGCGAGCGGCTACAACCACGCCGCCATCGTCGCTCTGGTGCAAGCCGCCGTGCAGTCCTACATCAACGGGCTGGTGATCGGGCAGACGCTGCCCTACACCAAGCTCTCGCAGCTCGCCTACGGCGCGTCGCCGGCAGTGACCAACGTCACCGGCATCACGCTCAACGGCGGCACGGCTGACCTGACGGCCACCAATCAGACCGACGCGAGCTTCAGGGCGCGCATCATCG